AAGCATTTGCAGCAACAGTCACTTTGGTATTGCTCGTTGCAAACTTATACTGAATAACAGCACCCTCTGGCATCTGCACCGTACCGCTTGAGGTCACTCCTTCGATTTTGTCGGTTTTTAATATACTTGCCATTATAAACCCTCATCATGTTCTTTAATTTTTTGTGCCATCCAATCATCAGTAGGTTTTGCAGTGTCAGTATCTTCCCAAACAAGAACATCATTTAAAAAACGATACTTAGCATCTGGATATTCTTTTTTGAGTATCATGTCTGGTGTTGCTTTCATTTCATCTTTCGAAACTGGTTTTATTAAATCTTCTATTGAACCCATTAGCCTATCCTTAAAAAAATAATTTTATTACCACTGTTTCTAACCCAATAATTACTGCTTGTTCCATATTCTATGCAATACCATCTAACATAAATTGTAGAGGATGAACCTAATGTAAATGGTGCAATTTGACTATGAGAAGTATCGTTATAAGAATTAGATGCATTACCCCACTTAGGAATAATAGCATAGTGATTGCCATACTCCTCACCCCCAGCTTGACTTCCTAAATATGTAAACGGATAATAAATTCCAGTTGAATTAGAATTGCTATGATTTTCAAATATAGAACAGTTAAATTTAAGAAAAGGGAGCCATGTTCCAGCCGCTAATGTATGAGTAAAGTCATAAGCTGTATTTACAGATTTGTTGGTACTATTACCATAATCGAATGTTGATGTTTCCAAAACCTTTAGTCCACCCACATTGAACTGTGTTCCTTGAACTGAACCAGTCGAAGTAATTGCACCACTTCCTAAAGTACCAGCTAGTGTTACGTTTCCGCTACTATCAATAGTTTGAGCCGTAGTATTATTCGTATGCGATATTGTTTCTACTTGTAGCTTGCTCATACTATCACCCACGTTCCAGACACAGTAACAGTAGCATTTAATGTAATTGGACCGGGACTTACAGCATTGTTATTTGCGTCTATGGTTAATGCATTATTAATTGTGTTTTCTACTTGGCGAATAACTGGCTCATAGCTAGTGCCATCACCTTGTTTTCCTAAATCATATTCTGACATTAGGTAATCTCCATGATGCTCATTGTAACGCTCACCTTATCAGCGACGCTACAATCAATTTCAATCTGGTCACCAGTTTCCAAAACAACCTTCCCACCAGCTAACATATTCTTGCTTTGTCCTACAGCAATAGGAACATCTTTGGCTAAGAATGTTGTCGTATTGGTTGCTGTTCGACCACCACCAGATGTTGTTGATACTAATTTTACTGATGCTGTTACTTGTGCAGTATGAACATTGGCTAGCATCAAACCAATAACTACAGTCGTTGTACTTCCAGGCGTAGTATATAAGTCCTCTGGCGTACCAGCAGATGCTGGCATGACATCGTGACTAACTACCTTAAATGTATTTGCCATATTATTTCTCCTTTATCCCAAAGCTATAGCCAATGCAACCGAATTCGCTTCAGCAGTTGCTTCGGTAGTTGCACCAATATCACTTAATAATTCTGACGCACTTCTACCCTCGATAGAAGTACCACTTACTCTCAAGAAATCATCATCAGCTACACCAGATGTAAATGTAGCAACATTGCCACTTGATATTCCTGATGTTGGTATTTGAGAAGTAAGAGCTATCGTACCAGTAGTTGCTGGCATTGTAAGAGTTATATTACCGCTAAATGCAGAGTGAGCTGGTGCTTGTAGTTGTGCGTAATGAGCATTAGAACTTTCACAGTAAAATCTAATATAGGATTGAGCACCACCATTCTTTAAATCTATAGCACCAGTTGATATATCTACATTGCCATCAATCTGAACAACTCCAGTACCATTTGGTGTTATTGATATGTTTCTATTACTAGCCGATACAATACTATGCGTAACCACATCTAAATTACCACCTAGTTCTGGTGTACTATCCGATGATAAATTACCAAAAGCACTTGCCGCTTCCCATCCACCAGACTTATATACCTTTAGCTGATTAGCTGTGGTATCAAATACCAAATCACCAACATCGAGGGAAGAGCTAGGCTCAGATGATGCTACTCTATATCGAGCCGCAAAATCATTTACACTCGAAAGATTCGTTGCAACAGAATTAACATTAGAAATATCAGTAGCAACACTTGATATGTTTGATATAACACCTGATGCGTTGAGTGCCGCCATGTGACCTACAACAGTAGATGTTCCTAAATTAGCCATTGCCGTTACATTTGCAGATGTGCCAAGAAAGCCCATATCCTCTACAACAGCAGAAGTACCAAGTAATCCCATATCAGTAATAACACCACTTACACCTAGCAATGCCATAGCAGATATGTTGCTCGATGTAGCTAACAATCCCATGTCTTCTATAACTGCTGATGTAGCAAGCAAGCCCATGTCTTCTACCACAGCAGAAGTACCCAGTAGATTTATAGATGTAGTTACATCCGCTAAACTTTGCACAGCAGTAATAGTTGGTCCAGCTTCTGCCGCACCAGTTGTTGCATTGAATCCTAATACAGTTCCTACTCTTGATGCTTTGAGAGGTAGCTCCATAGATGCAGAAGCATCAGAATCCTGTAGTCTTATCGACCTTCCTATTGTGTCATCAACATCAGCGTCTATCGCAACTAATTTATCTAGCTCAGTATTTAGAGAAGAGATATTGAATGCACCAGAACTTGGGAAGTCTGTTGTTCTTTCGAGTGCAATGTCTCTAGTTATAACTACTGTTGAACCACCACTTGCTCCTGTTACACTTATCGCAACTGCTCCTGTTGAACCATTGCCACCTGATACTGTGTAGTGAGTGGTGATTGTTTTTAACACATTGTCTACGAATACATTTAGGTCTGCTGCTGCAAAGAACTCGAAGTTTACAGTAAAAGAGGTCTGTGTTACACCTTGACCAACAGTATATGATACTCTTGGGGTATTATTTGATACTGATATTGTCATAACGAAACTCTACTTTCTTTTTATATTTTAGTCAAACGTATCATCAAGCGTGTATGCTAGGTCATTTACATGACTTTTTATATATGGGATACCAGCAAAGGGTGCTAGCTTAATAACATCTCCAGCACCTTTACCAAAATCACCATATATCATCTCATGTATTGCATGAACAATACTTAATGAATGGCTTGGTCCAGCTCCAGTTAATCCTATTAGGGCTTCATGTGGAGTATCTTTATATTTAGGACTTAGAAAACCACCAGTAATATTTGTCCCATTTACTGCTAAAATTGTGTGCATAGATTCATAAAATAAATCCATATACAATGCAGCTACACCGGAATACTCTATTGATTGCATCATCTTGTCTTGGAAATCCATATTATCCCAGACATAATCAGGTTTTCGCAAACTTAATCCAGCATAGGCTAAACCAACACCAATAATTGGTGCCATCACCCTACTCTTTACATTGCCTTGAGCAATTGATGCAGTCACTTTATTCAAAGCAGCAAAAGAATATGAGAAAAATTGGAATGGTAATCCTAATAAGGGTATATCTAACTTTACATAGCCTGGATAATCTTTGCTTTCTTTAAGTAAACCACCTAATCCAGCTTTGTTAATAGTAGAAGTACGCAAAAATACCAAGCCATCAACAATCTTCGGCTTATCTGCTGGAGTACCCATCAATACAGTATTTAAAATACCACTCGACAAAGCACTTTTAAAATTATCTACAAGAACTTCATCTCCCCACTCATCATAATCAGCAAGATACAAACCTTTATCGCCTTCCATATGTTTTTGTATTTTACCATCAAGTACAAGTTGATTAATTTTATCAGCATCTGCTTTGTTTATGTTGTACCTGAGAAGGTACTGTTTATCAAAGTCACTTGCTTGACCTCTGCTCCATCGAACAGCTGCTGAAATATAATGGTCAGTTCTTAATACACCATCTAATCTTTTTAATGCTGTAGTAACTACAGTAAGACCATTCATAATATAAAAAACATTCTTTGTTTTATCTAGGGCATGGTCACCCATACGATTCATCTGCATTTCACTTACAAATCTGTTGTTCATTGACCCTAATGTAAGGTCTATTGCTTCTCCACCTTTACCAATATTTTGGAGAGTGTTCCTAAATACTTTTGGATTAAAAAATACTTGGCTAAGTCCATACAAAGTACGACCAACACCATGATTCATCATTATAGTAGCTGGTTCTGCAATAGTTGAATATACCACACTACCAAGAAAGTTAAGTTGAGCACCACTTCTTACAACATTTATCAACTTCTTTGATATGCTGTAAGGATTATCATGCAATCTGCCAGTAACAACTCTATCGTACATAAATCGTACATTCATGAAGTGTCTTTCTGCATCAGCAATGCTATGACCATTTTCTATAGCAGAATCAAAAATATCATCTTTGATATCATTTATAGTTTTAAATATTCCAAACTCTCTTTTGAACTCAACCAACCCAGCAGTTGACTGAACATACTTTTTATATACTGCTATAGGGTCAGTAACTATAAAGTCTACCAATTTACTATTTGGTATATCTAATACTCTACCCATCAAATGTTTAGAGACACCAGTACCAACAAATATTTCATCAACTGGTGCTTCTTCTTCATGCAATATTCTTTTAGTTGTCTGCTCTGCTAACTTACGAGCATCAGTCTCTGACATAAGACCTTTGTTAATCTGATTCTTTTTGTTAAATCTGTACTTTGTTTTCATTAACTCTGTAGTGAGGATGTCAATGAATCGCTCTCTGTTGTTTCTTATTGACTGTGTATCAAAATTTCTTGGGAAAAAGTTATCGTCTAAGTATTCTTTGCCTAACTTCTTAGCATCATCCATTGATTTAACTCTTTCGATTAAATCGTTTATCTCTTCCTTTAACCCAGTTAATCTTTCATCATAGTTTTTAATATATGATTTCAATTGTGGTATGCGTTCTTTATAAAACTTTGGAATCTTATCTAAGAATGGTGTGTAGTTAGAAACGAACCCTTCATCTCGAGCTCTTTTTGCTGCCTTACTTTTGAAGTCAAATATTTCGTAATCACCTTTTCGTATCTTAATATCTTTTTGACCAGTAACAACTACCTCATCCATTGTATCTGCTTTTGTTTTATATCTCTTTTCTAAAGCAGACTTCTTTATTTGTATGACATAGGAATTTTCATCACCAATAGCTTTTCTATTGTTCGACTTTAATATTTTATTTCTGATTGATGTATACTCTCTTGCACCAGCAAAAGTCTCTGACATAGATAAACCTAACTGTTTATCACCTACTAAATCATCTCCACTTTGTTTAAGAGTAAGGTTACCATCTTTATCTATAAAGCTGTTTAAGGTTTTGTTTGCATCACTTGGGTCATCAAGGACACTCTTAAGATTAAATCCATGATAAAGATATGGGTCTTCTTTTGTACCTAGCTTTGGATTTGAATAATGTTCTAACTTGTTTAGTTCATTTACATACTTATCTCTTGTCGGTTGTCTTTTTTCTATGTCTAACTTTTTATTTTCTATAAGAGTTTTAAGAAAGTCAGTACCACCCAACAAACCAACAGACTCTTTCTCCATACGTTCATCTTTAAATTTTTTCTTAAGATAATCTAGAGCTGCTTGTTCAAAGTCATTTGTACCTTTTTCATCTTTCATATACTTAACAGCTACATCATGCATAAACTCTTTTTCACTTTTGATATAACCACCACCCATTCTTTGAGTCGCACCAGTATATAACTTTTGCCATTCTATCTGCTCCATTGAAAACAAATTGGTTGCTTTCAAATCACTCATACCAATACTTCGTAGATAAAAACTTCTCATAGTAAGAACCATGTCGTATATCTTACCATCGTGTGTTTTCTTTCTTTGGAATATACTGCTACCTAATTTAAGACCACGCTTTACTAGCTCCAATCCAATACCACTATCATGTCCTATCTTGAGCATTGCAAACTTGGCTGTACCAGTTGCTGTCTTATCAAACAACAATGACTTTATTGGTGTTGGAACAAACTTAAATAAAGGGCTATCAATAAATTTATTCCTATCAAAATCTAAATACTCATTCTTTGCATCTATTGCTTTGCGTGTATTTTGTATGGCAACATTATTATCTGACTGCCGAGCTTGTAATTCCTGTTCTCTATTTCGTGTAGCAGTAAGAGAACTTTCTAAAGTTTTCATTTCTTTATTGTTAGCTGTAGCTTGTGATAAATAAGACTTTAGCTGTTTTTCATGCAAAGGATTACCTTCTTTATAGGCTTCATCTCTTTTAGCTCCAAAGCGTAAAACTTGTTGCTGGTCAGGAGAACTAAAACCATTTTGCTTTATTCTTCCTTGAACAACTTCTAACTTCTTTGCTAGCTTTTCAATTTTAGTTTCAATACTTTTTATTGTCTTTTTAAGTTTAGGGAGTGCTTTCTCATACATTCTTTTATTGCCAATAAGTTTATCACTATTAGCAAGACCCTCTATCTCATCAGACTTCATAATCTTATTGTTTACTTTTATTTCTGTAATCTTACCTTCTGCAAGTTTTCTTGAGTCTTTAAATATTTTTGTTCTTTGAACGTAAGAGTTTTCTTTCTGACGTTGTACTAAATCATCTATCTCACTTTTTAATCTTGCTTTGAAGTCAGGCAAACTATCACCAGCATCATTTGCCAATCTTTCAAGAGCAGACCTATTACCCTTTAGTAAGTCTCTCCTCATTCTTAACCCAGACGATATATCAGAACCTTCTTTCAAAACATCTGCTACTTGGTCTTTACTATAGGGAGAGAGAACATCTCCTATTGGTCGAGGTCCAACATCCCTTGCTTGTGCTGTTCGCACAGCATGAGTAGCAAAGTCTACATCTTGATTATTTTTTTGAACATTCTTTACAAATTCATCAGTTGTTTTTCTAATTCTTCTTGCTTGTAAACTTCTTGGCATTCCAATAAATCCACCAAGTACACCACCAAAAACTGCAGCCGTTCCAACACTTGCTGCCACCTCTCCAGGAGTTGCTAATGGGTCGAATGGATATCGAGTAGCTTCTTGAGCTGCAACTATAACACCAGTTCCAGCACCTACTCTTACTGCTGACCTTGCTATCCCAACAGTAGGTCCACCAAAAGGTAAAGCTATAAAATTAATAGGGTCAAAGAATGCAGCTCCTAAGTTTTGGAAGAACCCAGAAAACTTTATTATCTCTCTTCTCTTTATATTCTCATCAAGAACTCGTTTCTTGAAATTAAAATGTTCTAAGTTTTTTGAGTCTGCAAAATAATCTGCATGCTCCTCATAACCAGCAATCAAGTCTTGTTCAAATGGATTAAAGTTAGGGTCAAATGGAACTGGCGGTGCATTCTTTATATCTTCTAATGCTTTGAAAGAATCAAAATCTTCTGGCATTCCTAAAGTTGGTGGAACGCTACCAGCTAATCCAAAGTAGTAGGAGAGAGGTCGAGCAATACCTTTAGTATCAAACTCAAGGTCTTCTTTAAATGCTTCTATCTGACTATCATAATTAAATCCAAGCTGTGCTTGTGTTGTCTCCCAAAATGAAGGTGAGATATTTTCATTAGGAACAAACTCTCCTATCTCCGACATACCAGTAGGATAATAATTTATATCTAAAAGAAAATTAGTTTTGACCATCTAATGATAACCCAAATTTTTCAAATAATGCTCTACGTTTTTTAACTCCTTGTGCAATCTGGTCTTCAAATATTCCATCCATAACACCATCTTCTACCAAAGCATTATTTAAACTTCGTGCAGAAAATACTAAAGGAACCTCTCCTTCTTGTTCTGTTGAAACAACATTGACTGGACTTAATCTGCCATTCTTATTTACAAATGCTTGATATATAGTTTCTTGTGCTGATGCTGTAGGATAAGCAACAAGAATAACTTTACCTCCATCTAAATCTTGCACCATTGCCTGTGTTCTGTTTGCATCTTGTACTGCTTTAGATGCATAGTAAGCTCTTTGTTGTGCAGCTGAAGTAAAAACAGTTGGGTCTATTTCTTGTCTTGGGTCACCATAAGCTCTTTGAAACTCAGCACTTGTAACTGTATTTGGGTCGAACACAAAACCATCTGGCAACAACTCATTTATATATTCTATGGCTGCATTATATTTTTCTGGTGAGTTAAAATATCTCTGCAATCCATGTCTTGTTCTTGTAAAACTTTTTGGTCCATTGTTTGTAAACTCAAGAATATTACCATCAGATTCCATATACTCTTGGTCAACATAATCTTTTAGAAACAGTTTATATTCTGCATGAAAGTCATTTAAATCAACATTATTTTTATTAACCATGTAACTTCTATACATGTAATCTGTAAGAGCTTTTACTTCTTGTGGTATATTCCCTTTATTAAAAACATCTGCTGAATGTATTAAGCCTTCAATAATTGCATCTGTATTTGCATTTAGTTGTGGGTTCTTCAACTCTTGTGGCATCTGGTCAATGAGTCCTTGCCTTATTTCAGCATAGTTATCTTTTAAATCTTGTGACGTTTGATTTGTCATTGCTTTATATATTTCAGTTAATGGCTCACTACGAGTTACTTCAACTTCTGATGAATCTGGTGCATCACCACCAGAGAAGTCAGCACTAACAGATTCTACTTCTCGAACATTACCAGTTAGCTTTGATACATGTGCAACAGATAGAAGTTTATTGATAGTATCATTTACTTCTTTAAATTTATAATCACCACCCTCAACTCTTGCACCTCGATATCCAAAAGCACTTCCCTTAAAATTTGTGCCAGGAATCCTACCATGCTGTAATCTTTGAACGTGCGTTATTAATGCACCCATCTGTTCATTATTAAGACTGGATGCTTTATCAATAATACGAATGAATGATGCTGGCAAATATCCATCAGCTATAAACTTATACATAGTATTTGTTATTTTACTGTTTCCTTCTAATGAACTTTTACTGAGCAAATATCTTTCTAAGTTTTGCTCTGGACTTTGATTAGAATTATAAAAACCTCTTGCTTCTGTTCTAATCAAATCAATCAACATATCATTTGTATGCTTTGAAGTTTTTTCACTAGATTTGATTGTTCTATTAAAAATAGATTTATTAAAATTTAAATCATCAGCAATTTTTTTATAGGCATTAGCATTAGCCTGTACTGCTGATTGTATTTCTCGAAGCCTTGTTTCTAAAACTTTATCAGCTCCAAGAACAAAGTAATCTGCGTTATCTACTATATTTTCTTTAAATGCTATGAGCTCTTCTGGAACACCTTCTTTATTTAATGGATTTTTAATATAAGAAACAACAGCATCAATACGTTTTTTGATATCTGGATTAACAACATATTCACCATCTACTTCTGTAATAAGGCTTACATCTGACTGTAAATCATTTTCAACCATTTGTAACATTACGTTCTGCGTTGCTTCTACTATTTGTCTATCAATACCATTTTTAACACCATCAAGAAATGGTAGCGTTACCTTTGTACCCTCTGCATCCATTTCTTTTCTTATTTTAGTAATAAAGGTATCTCGTATAGAAAGCATATTATCTATGTCTTCTTGACTTATATCTGTTGTTTTAGCTATTTTGTCTATTTCAAAAAGCACTAATTTATTTTCATTTAATAAATCAATAGCATTTGATAATCCTTTTTTGTCTTTTTCTTTTTTATCAGACGCTTCGAAAGCAGCCTTAACTAATAACTCTCCTTGTCTTTGCTGTCTTGATAGCTGATTTATATCTTCTCTAATATCATTTAGATGCTTTGCATCAAGAAAACTTCTATCTGATAAGTCACCTCTTATCTCTCGAACTCTTGTTTTGATTTCATCTGGTATAGAGTTTTGAACGCTGCCGTCAAGCTGCTCTACATTTTGCAAATCTTCTTCATTACCAGTAGTAAGATAAAGAGATATTGCATCTATATCTCTGCTACCCAAACCTCTTATACTTAATATTTCTTGTGTTATGTTTTCTGCAATATCACCTTGCATTAATTTCTTATACGTTCCTCGAACAGTTGAACTTAATAGAATATCAGGTCCAGCATCTTGAGCTATTTTTTCTATTCTACTCAAGTAATCATTAAAAACACTTTGGTCTTTATTTTTTAAATTTTTATATTCAGATAATAAATCTTCTATTGAATTTATTGCTGCATCTTTTTTTGCATTCTTACCAGT